GTCCCGCCGAACCCCAGGTTACGAACATTTACCATACTCATAGTGTGCTCCTTTACCAGCAACCGGCATGGCTAAGCGCGGCTGCAGAGATACTGTGCCAGAGGCTACAGTCGATGTCAACGGACTTCTGATGCAATCAATTGCACGGGGGCAACGGAACGATATCTCCAAAGTCCCTGGACCAGACGCGCAACAAGTGACTGTCGCCTAACACCCGCTTCACCTGACGATATCGCTCTTCTAACGGCCCTCTGGGGCGCGTGCTTCGTGCCCGATGGTAGCCATACCACCCCACGTGCTGGGCCAATGGCGTAGACGCCCAGGCCACTTTGTACCCATCCAACAACCGAGCGATGAGACCATCCTGTTAGTCCAACACAGGCTTGTGCATGGAATAGAACCGCTCCCGGATATACCCTCGCATATTCCGGAAATAGGCATCATTACAGTGCGGTGTAACTATTTGAAGCGTTTCTCGTCGAAAACAGACGCCTAACGACGCATACGGACCCTGACGAGGGCCTTTCGCGATGGCGATGCTGCACCCGAGCATGTGCCCGTCGTGCTGCTCCCGGTGCCACGTAAAGAACCCCGGACTGATCATCACATCGTCTTCGATCAGGAACACATACGAGGCTTGCGACCGGTAGGCGTCCTTGTAGGCCGTCAACACGTTGAAACTATTACCAGAGTACTGGTGCGGCGAGCGGAACTTGACATCCACGAACAGCTGCGGGAATTTCTTCACCACCGCAAGAATCTCCTCACGCGGTGCGGATGGCTGGTTCACATGGGCGTCTACACACACCCAGACATGGACATCTGCACTCTCTGGACACGCGGCCAAATGCTCCAAGCACAGCCACAGCATCTCAGGTCGATCATACGTCGGAATGATTACGACATCTTGCATAGCCGGAACCTGAGATCTTTGACTTCACGCGCCACCGAGACCTGCCGCCACCATTTATTGTAGCCTTCTCCGAAGTAATACCGTCCGAAATCTTGCCAGACCGTACCTTTGGCGTCTGGACACCAGTACAGGAACGACTCCGGGTGGAACACCCGATAATGCGTCGGGTCACGCCAGCTATACGGGTTGTCCCACGCGGGCAGGCGCATATCGAGGGTGCCGCCCGGCGACAAGACGCGCCAGCACTCATCCAGCCACGTCTGGACATCGCACTTCAGGTGTTCGAACACATCAATGGCAAGCAGGTGCGACAGCTCCCCGTCTAACAGGGGCCACGGCATCTGCCGCAGATCGAACGCCACATCCACATGCGGCGAGTGTTTCCACCTATCGTGGTGAATCCAGCCCGGCGTCGGATGATTGCCGCAACCCAACTCCAGACGAATCATAGCTTCATCACCATCGCGGCGTTACAGCCGCCGTGAAGTTCAGCAATACGCTCTAGGGAATAGGTCCACCGCCACCGAGCCAAGTTCGCCTCCCACACATGCGACAGCCAGGGGTAATTCGGATGGTTGATGTCATCCATCACCAATATTCCGCCTGTACGCACCAATGGCCACGCGTTTTGCAGGTCAATCTGGGCTCCGACGCCACTATGATCCCCATCCACCAACACGAGATCAAACTGCTCATACAACGTCGGGATCAACTCTTTCGAGTCCCCGTCTAAGAACTTGGCTGACGCCTTGAAATACTCCAATACCTTCAGCACCTGAGGCTTGGCATCCCCGTGGTCGCAGTAAGCTGGATCCCAGATGTCACAGAGCACGATGCGGCTTGGAACACCTTCACAGAGCACCGTGTTCAACGACCCGCCGCCATCCACCCCGATTTCTAAATAACTGTTCACCTTTTTCAGCAACGCGCACGCGACACGCAGTGCTTCGTGCAGGTCCATGCCCACTTCACCGGACCACTGCCAATTCATGACGCCCTCCCCACCAACGCGTCCAACGCCTGCTGAAACGCCTGTTGCTCTTCGTGATATTTCGTTCGGGCTCCGTCCTGCAGCTGTTGGAGGACAGTGGGCGGCATATTTAAGACGTGTTTTACCATCTTCGCGACATCCAACGGTGAGACTTTGTGCAACAGTCCTTCATGATGCCGTCGTGTTGACACACTCGGCACTAGGAGGACAGGTGACAACTCATTCATCGGAGGCGCGTCTGTCGTCACGATCACCTGCCCGACTCCCATAGCCTCATGGAGCACCTGTCCATAGCCTTCATAGGCAGACGGCATCAGATGGCAAAAGTGCGAGTTCATCAGGTGGATCAACTCTTTGTCGGACACACGACGTCGCGGGAACACATGCTCGCCTACCACGGTCAGAGGCACACCAGCTTGATGGCAGCCTTCGACTACCGCTGTCGTGTTCTTGAACTGTGACTTCCCGGCGACGTGCAGAAACTTTCGCTCTCTGGGAATCGTCGGCACATACAGATCTCTAGCGGTCCAGCCAAGATACTGACACCGATCCCCACACTTCTGCCGGAAAATGCGTTCGCAATCTCGCGTCTTGGCCAACACTTTGTGCCAAACGTGTTGCGTCCAGGCTGAGAACCACCACTCCGGATTCGGCACGGCCCACTGCACCGGAGCCGCCTGGAACACCAGCGGGTTTACCACCTCCAAGAAGATGTTGACATCCGCTTTGGGCACCCTGGCAGGCTGATTGAACTGGACGCCCTGCACCTGATGACCACGCGCCTCCAACTCCTTCCGAAGCAATTCGTAGTCTTGCTGCAGGCCACATCCGTTCGCCAGATTGCTGACCAGATTAAAGCGCACAGGGAAAGGCTTTCGGCAAAGACGACTTGGCCACCGGAGTATAACTCGTGCGTGACAGGCTCTTTCGACACGTCTGATGGTCATGCACTCGTGCCACCATCAACTGCCCGGCCGCAGCGGTCGGTACGAGTTTGTACGCTTCTCGCATGGCCTGCTGCACAAAACGGACGTCTTCACCCACCGTCAACGACCGAAAGGGATGGTGATCCCACCACTGACGCCGGTAGCACAGCGACGTGCCCAGCAAATATCGCATCGTGACTTGAGGCGTGTGCCACTGATAGCATTTGCCATCTCGCACATCATAAAACAGCATCGAGTGGTACCCCGTCACTACGCCGAACGTGCCGAGACGAGTGACCTGATCCGTCACTCTTTCCGGGGCTGACCAGTCATCCGAATCGAAATGGCAGATCACCTGTCCACTGGACTGCATCACACACGCGTTCCGCATGTCTCCGGTGGTCACCTCACCATGCACTCGGGCATAGCGAATCGTCGGATCTGGCGGAATCAGCGACTCGGTCGCATCTTCGCCATTATCCAGGACAATCAGTTCTTTATTCGGGTACGTCTGCGATTGGTAGCTACGAATGGCGTCGGGGACGAAGGCTGCCCGATTTTTGGTCGGCAGAATGCAGGACACCAGCGGGAACATACAGGCTGGACATCAGGGAACAGGACGTGACGGGTGCGCCAGTTGGACAGGCACACTCCATCGCTGCACCCAACATACGGTGCCTGAACGGAGCGCCGCTGGAGCTTCCACCATGAACTTCCAGAAATGGCGTGTGACCGTACTCTTCTGGCCAATAAACTGGTACCGCATCGCGTCCAGATATTCAATAGCTCGCGTGCGTTTTTGTGTCGTGTTGTGAAGTTCGTCACCGCGCTCCACTAGCACCAGCCCTAGAACAATTTCACAAGATAAACCGACCTGCGCAGTGGTTCCCGTCTCCGACTGGGACCGCATGCCTTCATAGACAATGCCCACGGCCGGGTAGCTACGCACGCCCTTCAAGACATCAAGCAGATCGTTTTCATCATAGGCGACCACAACTTTGCCCGTCAGATTAACAGGCGGAGCATTCAATTTCAGCAAACGCGTGCTGGCTTCTTCTAAAATATCTACCAGCTGGCTCATGGCGTACCACTCTGCTTCAGTGCTTGCTGAATACGCCGGATGATCACCTTCTGCATGGCTCCCAGATCTTCTGGCGCAAAGCCCAGGAATTGACGCTGCGGGAATCCAATGCCGAACTGGTGCTTATGAGCATACGGAAACCCCTGTGGCGACGTCACGTTGGTGCCAATCGAACGCGTCGTTCGGCTGTCAGCAAACAACTGGATACTCCGAAACAGCCGACCCGTATCAAACAGCGTTCCACCTCCGCGACCACTCTTAGCCCGACGGATGGCGGCTTGGGATGGCGGCCACTTTACTCCACTCGGGTCCATCTCCATCAAAAAGCGTGTCCGCATCCTGTTATAGATGACGGCTGCGCCTTCGTCCAGGATCTTCACCGTGTCCAGAGCCTCAGTCAGGGCAGCAATGGATTTCTCCAGCCCCGTCTGTCCAGCGACCGTGACGGTCAACAGTTTCATAGCGCCCTGAACGTGAACCCTTGCGTCCGCATGTACGGCTGGAGCAGAACGTTGGCGTGGTCCGTCAACGTCTTATACTGCTCCTTGGCTTCATTGGCTCGATTGGTGGTCTGCTGCGCGTTGAACACCATCGGTACGAGCGCCATGATGGCTTCGTAGATCGGGTTCGGAATCGGATCCATCGGGACGAAGGCGGGCGTCCAGAAAGTGGCGTTCGTCGGCGGCTCATTTGACGGCATGGCAATACAGGTGTACGCCTTCCCGTTATAGGCCACCTGATCTCCTACCGCATAGGAATTGGGCACTTCAAACACCGACAGCCCTTCAACGGACAGCGGAGTGGTGCCGTCTTCGAACCCCGTCGTGCACTGCACCCGGACGTACGAGTTGCCATACGTCCCGGCGTCCACGTACAGATATCCACGCCGGTAGTCAAACTGCATCAAACTCTGATCAATGGCTTCGTGCGGAACAAACGGTCCAGACGAGGCGTCCGTAGACACCGTTACGGTCTGAACCGCATCTTCACGCACGAGACCACTGGGAACCTCCAGGCGGTACAGACCACCTGGAGCAATACCAGAGAACGATTCCGCATCAATGAAAAAACGACAGTCCTGCGCTTGGCGCGACAACTTCCCATCGATGACACGTTCGACGTGCAGCTGAGCCGCCATGATGCCAGACGAAATGACATCCTCAATGCCGGTTAGGTCCGCACTCAACTGCATCCGCAGAATCACATCGGCGGGGTCCACGAACAACGGCATCGCCATCCGGACTGCCATAGTCTTACACCGTCACATCACCTTCGCTGGTGGTCTGCAGAATGTCTGCGATCTCGCTGTCGTCACCGATCTCGATCCGCTTGGCCGGAGGCGGCGTAACACTGAGATTCTCGACCGGTGGCAGCGCCTGAACCCATGTCTTGTCCTGCGGTTCATTCGAAGGGACGACCTTCGGACGTTCAGGCGTGTACAACCTCCAGATAGGACGACCCGTATCCTGCTCTGACAGCAGCACCATCGCATCCTGATGGCGAAACCGATACGGCTTGCCTGCCTCGTAGGTCGTGGTGCCCCAGGTATACTTCTTGTACAGGGCCAGTTCCAACACCGCTGTGTCGGATGGCGGACGGGTCTCTACCTGTCGTTCTGTCTTCAGTGCCATACATCACTCCTTGATGATGAGAAGGTGCAATCAATTGCAAAAGGGGCCGTGTGAAGGCCCCTTCCCCAGGAACCCGACTACGTCGGGGGCGTGTCTTCAGGGGCATCCTTACCCCAGACGACGTTGGGCGGAATCTCTTCGCTTCCACCCTGGTCGCCTTCTGCGAACTCCGGGGTCGTCCACCCCTTGGCGCGCAGCTTCTGACCGAACCGTGCCCACTGCTTCGTGGTGACCGACAGCTTCTCACCGTCCACGTTAGTCATGACGTAGACGTTGGGAGCCTTCCCCCACCCCTGCGGGGCCTTCTCACCAGCGGGGTCCACGTCAGCGGTATCTACACGCTTGGCCTTGGACTGCCCGCTTTCCTTCTCCGTAGCCTCCGCCGAACGGAGCGTCTCCGGGTGCGAGGGCTGCGGCTGCTGGTTGACCTGCGAGTCGGGTGGCACATTCCGATCCTTCGGCGGATCAGTGAGCTTCTTCTGCTCCTCTTCAAGCTGACGCTTGTTCTCTTGCGCCTCTTCCGGCGTCATCGGGCGTCCGCCAACGATCTCCGTCTTGCCTTCCAACGGAACCTTCCCCGACGGCTGCTTTGGCTGTTCAGACACGGCTACCTCCGCCCCTACTAATGCAACTTCGACGCCAGGACTACCGGCTGCCCGTGATGCCGGTGTACTTGACCACCGCGTTGACTTCTTCAATGGCGAAGTCGACACGGCACGTCAACACAATCACGAACACACGAGCCCGGATATCCTTGTCGTATTCGATCATGATGTTCCGCTGGATACCGAAGATGAGGTTCATCGGATCCGTAAACAACCCACTGGTGCCCAACATCAAGGCAACTGGCGTGACACGCGACCCGTAGATGTACACCGGCAGCAGACCCTGGACCTGCGCGTCGCCCAGCGCCGTCTGACGCGCACCGTACTGGTCACGAATCTCCGTCTCGTTATCCACCGAGACGAAATGCGACATGGCACTGCGATTCCGCAGATACCGCGTCGGCATCGTCTTCAGCGCCTGCTTGACAGCCGCCTTGTCGAAGGCTCCGCCGACGTTGACCACGTTGGCTGTCGCGGTCTTCAGATAGCCGTCCTGCAGTGCGAGGT